CCAAGAATTGACCTCAGCTGTGAGGCTGTGACTATTGCTGGCATCTCGGTTCCTTTCGTGTCAGTAGCGTTCGGGAGCGACCGCTACCGATAGTGATTTATGGGAGGTTATTAAATTGTGCGCCATTTGGCACTTTGGCAGCTAGTGCGCCATAGCCGTAGTACAGGATGTCAATTGTTCCATCGCTGTTGATGTTCGTGCGTAGCGTAAAGCGTGGAGACTCATACCATGTGTATGAATCTGGATTGACAACGACCATTGAAGAATCGGCATCAGCTGTTGTTGTACCAGCGTTACCAAATGAGCGTGAAACATAAAGGTTCAGACCCGGTGAAACTACACCGCGCAATGAATCGCCTCTCACATTTCCTGCCGCATTGCTAGGTTGCGCCGCATTGTAAAGTGGTGCTCCATTGTCGTTGTAACCCATGATGTTGCCCCATTGTGTTGGTGAAACAATTAATGAGCGAGCAAAACCAAGTGATGCGCCATAAACAGCTGCGGCTGCCTTAGATGTGTATCCAAGGAATCCGGTTGCTGAATTTGCTGCCTGTGCTGTCGTGGTAGTAACTGCCGCCTGCATTGCAGCCAAAACATACTCATCAGTTTCTTTTGCATAAGCAAATTCAAGATTTTGAAGGAGCGCGGTGAGGTACTCAGGCCGTGATCTATCAATGAGCTCAACAGTAGATATGGCTCTACCTTTAAATGACTCAACTGAGACTGACAAAAATGTAGCTGATAATGATGATTCTGTAATTGCAGTATTTTCTGCAATTGCGGCAACTGTTGGCACAGCTGTAACTTTTGGCAATTCAAAAGTCATGCCTTCGGCCACTAATGTTTCACGGCTAATGCCGTCAATTGTTCCGCGATCAGCATTTGCTAATGCATTGATTACCTGTGTGCTTTGTGGTGTTGGAATCATGCCGGGTGCTGTTGATGTAGTGTTATCGGCAGCCTTTACATATTGACGAGAATCTTCATCATGCAAAATGCTTGCCTTTAGGTAATGCTCAAGATATGTCACCTTGTTGATAATTGGTGAGCGTGGTGATGTGAAATATGCAGGTCGTGATGCCTGTACAGGTTCGACTGCTGGAGCTGCTACCGGTTCAACGGCAGGAGCGGTATTTTCGGTAGTGTTATCCACTTTGTCTCCTTCATTTGGGTTTGTGTTATCTGTAACTGTTTCAGTTTCAGAATCTTCTGATGCTGCTACCTCTGAAACGCGTGCAGATCGCACGGCTGGTTCGGTAACTAGTGCCACGCCTTTGAGCTGGCCATTTAAAACTTTCATAGTCCCATCTTTTTGCATTTCATAATTATCAACGGCCAGTTCAATGCTGAAACCATCGCGCAATCCATCCATTGCCTCAACAAGTGCATCCGTGCCAGCTGTTGTGTTGGCAATTTTAAAGGTCGCTGTCATTTCCTTGTCATTTACACTCATGGCAATGCTTTTGCCAATTCTGCGTGTGTTGTCATGCTCAAGGTTTAAAAAAACATCTTGAGGCACAATTGATCCACGAGCAAAAGTGACTTTGCCTGTTGATGCATTTGCTTGCTCATTAAATGCAACTATGCGGCCGGTGATTGTCCGAGAATCCGAATCAGCTGCCGTAATTTCCATTGGTGTTGTTAGCTTCATGAGATCATATCCTCCATTTGTCTAATTTCATCGGTAGTAATTGCTCCGATGTCGAACAAAATCTTGTAAATCTCTGCACGCTCTTTTTCTGATCCGCGGAGATATGCCTTCAAATCAAATTCCACGCGCTGTGTTGATGGCGTAAAATCTGGCATTGAGAGCCTGCTGCTAATGCTATTCATTAGAGGCAACAGCGAAAAATCCAACAAGGTTTGACGCGCCGTGCTGGCATTTGCATAGGTCATGGATGATCCAGTCGGCGCATCAATAAAATAAGCCGGAATGCCAACGGCTCTGGCTAATTCTGTTGCAATAATTTCGCGTGCAGCATTAAGGCCAATTTGCTCTGGTGTAAATCCAACTGTTTCCATGGAAATATCAGCATTTAAAAAAGCCGTTCCGCGGTTTCTTCTCGCTGACCCCCAAGCATCAAGCAATTTTGCAATGCGGTCAGCTGGCAATGCTGTGCCATTAGATTTTAAAACCATTGATGGCACGGGTTCGCGTGCATACATTGCAGCAGCTCTTTCCAGCTCTGCACCGGCGCGAATTGTGCGACCCGCTCTATTTAACAGACCTTCATCATTGCCGTAAAACACAACAAGCGATCCAACACCTGACATTGGAACGCGCGATCCATCAACTGTGTAATACTCAATTTGCGTGCCAATTGAATTTAAAAATACACCGACACGATTTGGAGCAACGCGCCACATTTGGCGAACGCGCCCGGTATCGGCAAACAAATCCATAATTTGAAAATAACTAAAACCCGTAAAAAGTAAATCCTCAGCCGCCCAACACCATGATGCGGCTCCAGGAACGCGCTTGTCTGGATCATTAATGACAACCGGTTGGTCAATAACCTGACCTGTTGTTTTGTCGCGTGTGAGCATTGGAATTGTGGCAATTGAATTACAAATCATATTTCGTGCGCGTGCAATTGCTGGCACACTCATTGCCTCTTCACGGCTTGCAAGATAATCTGCGCCGCCAAATGGAAAAAATGCATCAAGAGTCGGAGCTGGCCCAATTTGTGCAGCTATGTCAGCACCGCGCATAGGCGCGACAGCTTCAATCGTGCGTTTGCGGTCAAATAATCCCATGGGCGCATTTTCTCAAAATGTCAAGCATCAACCCACTAAAATATCTATATCCGTTTCCGGGCGTGTCGCATAGTGTGTGCAGAGCGCGGCTGCTACGGCAGCACACACGGCCGATTGGCTGGCACGCCTTCCAATAACCCAACCGCCATCACCGCGCCTCAATTGCACAGCTGAAAGCATTTGCTCGGTCAGCGATGATTGATTTCTATGCTTTAAACGGCCAGAATTGATTGCCCCCAATAATTCATCGCAAGCTTGCGGGTAATCGGCATCCATGTCATGGATTGGAATGCCGGCCGGCTGCATTCTGGCCGCGACCGCTCCGGATGTGCGGCGGCTGTAAAGCAAATACTCAATAGGATATTTTCGGCAATAACTAGCTGCATCATTGGCAATTGCCCGATCATCTAGCTGAATAGTGTTTTCCCAAGTATGCAGCAGCTTTATCACAAAGCTCTCTGATCCAAGCTTTTGAGCCGCGACCAATGCGCAATGTTTTCTGTCCGGTGAAATATCAATGGCCATCCATGTCAATTTATCTTCATCAAGATCAATTGTTTCATCGCCACATGCTTGCCATTCTTTGGCACCAATAACGCTGGAGATTGTCTGCACCCATCGGTTCAAAACCTCGGTTTGCACCACATCAGCAGGATCATTGAAAACTGCTCGGATATTGTCGGGGTGAATTGTTATGTTAAGGCCGGGATTGGCAAAAGCTGCATTTTCCAATGAAATCTCATCAGTCGGTGCCGACCATTCAAAATAACCCACATCATCTGATGCACCACTAGCTGCTGCCAATCCGCGCTCGCGCAATTGGTTGAGCACAATGCTGTGAGAATCACCGGCCGTGGAAAAGCAATTGACCTGTGGATTTTTGGCAGCCATCAATGTGTATCGCATTGCGGCAAATGTCTCCATGTCGTGCAGCTCTCGGATTTCATCCATGTGGATGCTTTCCGGCTTTGATAAACCTCTAGCTGCTGATCCACCAGCTTTGATGATGAAACGCGATCCTTCTAGCGTTTCAATCTCCTCAGCTCCATGTTGCCACCTAATTCGCTTGACCCGTTTAGCTAGATCATCATGACTTTCCACAATCTGAACAATTGCTCTAAATTGCTCCAGCGATGTCACCAGCCGGTGAGCTGTGGAGACTTGCAAGGATTCTTGCCAATGAAAAAGACCCATCAAAATTCTGGCCATCATGTAAGTGCTCTTGCCATTTTGGCGTGCGACTGTGGCCACCGATATTGGGTGATGGTATCGGCCATCGGGTTTTACCTTGAGAGAATGCTCGGCCAGAAACTTTTGCCACGGCATAAAGCCGCCATCAATAATTTGGTCAGCAAAATCAATCAATTCAAAGCCGCGTGAAGGCAAATCATTGAGCGGTGAGTGGATTCGTGGAGCTGTTACCGGCAAAAAAACCGATTCCAGCCTATCTGAGCCTAGTTCAGCCGTAAGGCCACCAAGTATGACCTGTTCATCCTTAATCATGACTTATTGACTCGTTTTGGGGTATAAACACACCAT